AGTCCCGCCTGCATCCTTATCCTTCCATCCTTGTCCATCCACTGCTGAGTAGACCCGAATATCTTCATGCCGCCGGAAGTATCCGACCATATCTGGAATTTATTTGTGTAGATCGTGCCTGCCAGAAGATCATTTACAGTCACCGACTGGATCACAGCGCTTTTAATCAGCGCACTTTCGATCACCGCGTTTTGGGAAGTCAGATGTATATTGGTCAGGTCACCTACCCCTGCATTACCAGATAAAAGATTTTCGATATTGCCAAGGTTGATATTGGCGGTATTTATCTTTGCATTTATTGCCGTCAGCTCTTCTGTTTCAATCTTTTTAAGTTTTGCGTTAATTGCTTCCAGATCTATGATCTTTGCATAGGTGATGTTGGCAACATTAGCGTCTATTTTATTGACCAGGGCATGGTCAACTAGTGCCAACTGTACCGAGTATCTATCAATCGCCTGGGTGACTGGTCCTTTAAATCCTTGTTGCTCTTCCGTTTCGGATTCCCCCGGGGCTTCCACACTGGTAGTCAGCCCACCATCAAAATCTTGGGTCAAGCTCATTACGGGAACCTTGTAGTCTTTGCCATCCCGCCCTCGGACAACAATTACATCCCAAGGATCAATACGCGGGTCTCCTAAAAATCGGATGCTCCCTGCCATATAGCTGAAACCTTTTAGGGCAGCTTCCACGCTGTTTAAGATGCTTTGGGTCATTAACGGATTGGATATTGTAAGTTCTCGATTTCCGTTACCAGCGGTTATGGAGATGTTTTCACCATTTTCGCCTTTTCCGGTATAGCAAACGATTCGCTGAAACGTATATGGAAAATCGTTATGTTTAAAAGTGTCCCAGTATCTTGCAGGAGCAATATTTATGTTGGATACTACATACTTCTTTATTTCAATTTGCCCCTGGCGGTTGCATATAGCAAACCCCGCATACATTTGTGATATATAAGAAAGAACCTCCCTGCAGGTGTAACCATCCGGGCGTTTTATTGTTATTGAACTAAGTCCTCCTGTTGCTATCGGAACCTTAAGGAAGGCAGACATTTCATTCAGCACTGCGATTGTCGTTGTAGCTGCAGGTAATGATGAAAAATATCCTCTGTCTGCTTTTAGCATCCTATCAAAAGCCGTGAATTTAATCATGTCCTCGTCAGCCTCAGGCTTCCCTGCAGTAAAAAACCCCATCGGAACAAATTCTTCCACAGTTGCAGAAATATCAGCTCCTATACGCCATTCAAGTTCTTCATTTTCTATGAATATGGATGGCTTTTCCATTTCTACTTCTATGTACTGACTGATGCAACTGCCAATAATAAAAGAGGTTCCACTATTGGACCCCCCTTTTAATGTAATACTTTTAATGCCTGATTCAATTTCATTTTCGCCGAGAATTAATTTGCTTCTAAACGTCCGGGAATCTTTCTGTACCAATTCCGTAAACGCCGCTGAGGATTGATACATTATCTCACCCCCGATACTACTCCATCATCAGATCCAATAATGTGATATCCTGAACTGACAACGCGTCAAACTGTTCCAAATCGCACTTCTCAATCTCATCAAACGTAACCGTATGAAGCTGCATCTCATTTTCTATTGCCAACAGTTCATTCATTTCCCGCTCATATGCCACAATATCAGTAATGATATATGAGCCATCATCTACTCTGAATTTTCCGGAGTCATCCTTCTCAGCATATTTTTCAAGTATCTTCTGACGCTCCTCCTCATAGGATGTTGCTACTGGATCCATAATTTTAATGTTACGCGTAATCGCATACCCCAGTTTGATTGGAAGTTTTTTCTTTTTAAGATTCATTATCCCATTTATGAAATTAACTATTTGACTGTTTTTAATCTTCATTACTGCACTCCCCCCGTATGAATAGAATCTTCTATTTCATATACCAGCTGATCGAAATCAGACAAATCTTTCCGGCATTCAACCTTATTTACCTCATACAGTTCTTTATCCTGTATGCTACTGGAATGGCTGGTTGTGCCCCCATCCGTAGATATATTTGCCTGCATGTAGACTACTTGTTTATCATTAATCATGCTATTTCCTGACAGGTTAATAGTTTTGCTTGTCTTTAACATTTCGTCCTCCTATTTCTCTACCAAATCTACTTTTACCCCGTTATAAGTAATCCCGTTGCCATTCACATAAGTGTAAACTGGATATGTGGGCGTGCCCGCATAGAACGTCCTCGTAATACGGGTATTACTTCCTGGATCCAAAAACGTTACATTAAAAAAAGCAGGAGACACAGCCTGATCTATTTTAGCTGTATCTGCCCTGCTTAATGGAGGCCATTCGCACTGCAATGTATATTTTATTGCAACCAAGTCGCCTATAACATTCCCATCTGCTGCTCTCCCGGTGTTGCCGGACCATACTTTTTCCTTTGTAACAGTTAATCCACCTTTTTTAAGCGATGGCATTGTAATGCCGCCTATGATAAGAGGCTGTGCCATATCTTCACCACACTTTCTTATATATAAAAAGAACACCTACCACAATGGTAAATGTTCTTTGTATGACTCATATACTTTAATTCATTGATATTCATTATTTGCAGTACAACATTTTAGCAAAAGCTATTGCAGTAACTGCATCTACATATTCATCTGCTCTTACCCTATTATAGAGCAACTCTTTCTTCCAACCTTTTCTAAATTCTAATAAATCATTCAGTGTAAAGCAACTTAAATCAGATACAAAATCCGAAGTTTTTCGACACTCTTCACTACAAATCCCTATTTCGGTTTTAATACAAGAATCTACACACAGCTTAATTTTTTGTAACAGTTTTACTTCGTCATGTACCGGAAAGATAACTATATTAGAAGGGGATAGTTCTGTCATATCATGCCACCTCCCGATTAATCTTGCCAATCTCCAACTGCATATTTGTAGGAGGTTGCCAACGGTTTATGTATTCCAATGCTTCGTCAAATCTAACTCTCGGAAGATTAGCATATGCATTAATATTAAAATAGTCGTAAAAATCATGCCAAAGCCGGGAATAAACACGAGGTCTTATCTTTACACCATTTTCATCCTTGTGTGTATAGGCTCTTGCCGCCCGACCGCCTAGAGCATTAACCACTACTTCACTCACAAAATCCTTTAACTGTTTTTGCTGTGCATAGTCAATATTCATGGTGTTTTCCAGCTTATCAACTCTCTGCTCTACAATCTGAATCTTCTTATCATGGAAAAAGATAGCTTGTAGTTCTGGAGATAACTCTGAAAGATTATAGCCGCTCTTTATCGCATCTTCCATATCATGAAAGCGATTTATGTATTTTGCTGTAAACTCCGTGCCCTTTATTCCGGTTAACTTATGAGCGATAAACTCACAGCCTTTCTTTGTGATATTGTAGCAGGGTCTAGTCTCACCTTTTCCATCTTTATATGTACTTTCTGTAAAGAAATCAACGAGCGCAAGATTGCTCTGGTTCATTTGGTGAACGTATCTGCGTATATCCCGCAAGAGTTCTTTATGTTCCTTACCAACCATTTCTGCTACTTCGATACTACTAATTGTCTGTTCAATTTTTTCCATTAATCTTACCTTTCCTTTCCTCAACTATTGTCATAACCCAGAAAGTAAGATATAATATATTTATCAATACTTTCAGTGTTGGTGTTAGAGATTCATTGCTCTTGCTAGGGGGAGTGAATCTCTATTTTTTTAACTCTTTATAGACTTTTTCGATACCAAGTCTTATAATTTCAGATTTATTCCTTCCAGTCATCTTACAACAAAATTCCAACATTTGCACATCTTTTTCAGAAAATCTGATTCTCGTATTAAGACTTTTGGGATCGTCTGTCGGTCTACCTGTTCTTGGACTCATGTTTTCACCTCACTTTTGTATCCACATATATAATTATACATATGTATCCACAAAAGTCAAGGAGTTTTTGCAATATAAAAAGAGTGGAATATTCTCCACTCTTATATTTAATCAATCCATTCTTTTGTAGTTACAGATAGATCACTCATATCAGTTACAACCGTTACAATTCTTCCAACCTCTTCTCCCCATGTGTCATAGTATACATAGTCATAATCAAACCAGTTTTCATTACTAAGCGTTCCTATAAGGATTCCGACTTCCTTTGCTTTATTCCAAGAGTCCGAAATTGAGTCACTCTTATTTACTTCTATAGAATTCCATATTTGAAGTGCTTTTTTTCTATTATCCAACTGAATCTCATAACAATGTGCATTTCCTAAAAAATCTAACGAACGCTCAATTCTTTCTACATGAAATCTACTTTGTGATATTGCACATGTTATAAACAATACCAAGGAAAGGGTTACCCCAACAACAGGAATCTTTTTCCCTTTTTTCTTTATCAAACATACAATTAAATAAATCAAAAATCCCAAAAATGTTACTGCTGTTATCCTACATATCCAAACTAAAAACATTAACATAAACATTTCCTCCTTCTCAATATAAACTATTATAACATCTTTTTTTCTGAGTAGGTAAAAATGTTTGATTCCAAAATTATTTATGATATGAAGCCAAATTTAGGGTCAGATTGTTTCATATTGTTGTAATCTTTTACGATTTTCTTAACTAACTTCTCTCCACCTATTTCCAATGTTAAATACAAGTCACCACCCTGACCGCTTCCAGATGATGATAACGCACTTGTCACAGCATTATACACAGCGGGTCCAACTGCTGCAGCAATACCGTCTGTAATCTGTCTGTTATTTGCAACAGTATTTTTGTTCCCCATCTTACCGAGCATTTCTGGGCCTTTTTCATTCGCCACAAATAGTTCTCCTGTATTTGGGAATCCTCCCTTCGCATACCAATTCACCCTGAAACTCGGTATTGGAATGCTGGTATTTCCGACTTTGAGGCTGCTAAAAGATACACTTAAATGAGGTAGCGGTATATGTAGGTTTGAGAAAGACCTGAGGATACTGGACGCACTCGACGAAGCGTTCCCCTCCGCTTGCCTGAACTTGTCACGTATTCCTGAGATTGCCTCACTCGTATCTTCGGATAGCCCTTTCAATGTTCCACTCATCGACTTTTTGATGTTTTCACCCAATGAACGAACATTTTGTTCTGCACTTGAGCTTTTGCTCGTAAATCCGTCATTAAATCCTGCAACTGTATTTACACCATAAGAAAAAAATACTTTTGATGGAGAATGCATTTCCAATTCCCCAGTAAATGCCTTTTTTATTTTATCCACTAAACCCAATGTTGCATTCTCGACTTTCGAGCGACTCTGCTCAAGTCCTTCCTTTGTACCATCCCCGATACCTGTGCCGATTATTTTAGCTTTTTTCGGTGCTTCTGTTCCTAACTTGTCTAAAGATTGTGACAACTTAGCTTCAAAATCTTCTGAAGATACACCTGCCTTATCCAATTCATCTCGAACATATACCATCGCATCAGTAAATGGTACTCTTTGTAATTCGGCATTAGACAAAGTCTTATACAAATCGTTGAATTGATCATTTGTGATTGATCCTTCTTCTTTCAACAGACTTAAAGAATTTAATAGCGCGGTATAATCCGATGACTTTGCTGTATCATTAAGCGTTTGTATTCCCATCCTAAACGCTTCCGTAAAAGCTACAGACGTTAGAAATTTCCCACCTAAACCAGTAATCTTCCCGCCAAAAAGATCTATCGAACCACCAGCAGTACTTGCTGCAGCTCCCACGCCAGATGCTGAACTTGCAGCAGAAGAGGCGGTTTTTCCAAAAATACTGCCCAATGCTCCATAACCAGTTTTCACCTTACCGACAAACTCGCCTATGGAAGCCAGTACTGATGCCCCTTTAAATGCAACAGCTAATCCTGCCATAAAAAGTGCAACTTTGCCTCCCGTTGTCTGAGAAAGACCTTCTATAAGCCCCCCTAAAACCTCAGAAATAATTGTAAATACTTGTCCTAAAATAGTTTTCCAATCAATATTTGACAGAAGCTCTCCCAACTTCCTACCGAACATTTCCCAATCAGTTTGTTCTGCTACATCAACGAATACTCCAAGAACACCCGTTACAAAATCGCTAATTGCTTTTCCGGCTTCACCTGGATCTATTCCTCTGATAATCTTATTTAAACCATCTGAAATCTTTTTTCCTAAACCTTCAAACGGTTTCTCAGCATTAAAGTTCTTCAGAACCTCAAAGATTCCATTGAATCCTTTAACGAATGTATCTGCTATAGTATCAAAGTCTATCTTTTCAAATAGACCCTTTAAGGCTCTTCCGAGTCCTTTTCCTAGTTCTGCCCATCCGGTCAGCCCTAAATCATTTTTCCTGGACATATCGGTAACAAAGCCATTCAATATCTTCCATGAAATCATGAACCAATTCCCCAAAAGATTACCAAGTTCAGTCCATGGTATTTCATTTATGGCGCTACGTAGCCCTGTTGAAATACCAGTTCCAATTGCTTTGAAATTGATACCGCCATCCCCAATAAATAAATTTGCTGTTTTTACAGCAGTATTTATGCCTGTTCCTATAGTCCTTCCAAGCGTATCCCACAGGCCGCGGTTCTCAATAACTCTATTAAAAGTCCGTGTGAAACCATCTGCAAATTTTGTAATTTGAGACCCAACATTGTTCCAATTTATCGCATCATAAATCTTCCGCAATCCTTTATTAAGTCCTTCTGCTATAAGATCGCCCAAACCTTCCCAATCTTCTTTCAGGAACGCTTCTCTCAATCTTTTTGCAAAATCAGCTACTGCACCGGTAACCGGAACAGTTTCGAACATATCGCTTGGAGATAACTCAATTCCGCCTCCTCCGCCAGAACCACTGTTTCCCGAGTCATTGTTAGGTGCATTTAATACATTCAATTCATCAAATCCCAAAATAGTCCGCTGCAACTCTTTGGCTGATTTATTTGCATCATCGAGACCACCGGAGGTTTTATCTAGAGATGCACCATAATCCTGGAACACCTTTTTGGCCTGAACAACAAACCCTTTTCCTGTCAATGCTGCCATGAACTTACCTACAGCATTTAAAGCCGAGGCAATCATATTAATGAAAGATTGAATATAAGGACCCACTACATTAACAATCGGTGCAAACGCCGCAGCCCATGCATTTTTCAAATACAAAAGTGCTGACACAATAGAAGAAATACTTTTATTATATTCACTACTGTATTGCACTAAATTATTTGTTCCATCTGCTATGGCCTGTTTGATCCCAGATATCATGCCAAATGCAGTGGAATACAAAATTGACATTCCTATCATCTGAGGTACGCCAAATTTTCTCCCTGACTGCTTTTGTACGCCAAGCAATGCATTCTTAAACTTTTTAAGAGTTGCAATGGGAGCCGCCAGGCCTTTAATCAATGTCCTGCAACCGTTTACAAAAAATTTAATACCTTTCGCCGCTTTTTTAGCCCCATTTCCTATAGTTGCAAAGATTTTCGAAACATCTGCCAAAACTCCTTTTAAAGTTTTTAAACCTGCTGCAGTATTTTTGGTTGATGCATTTGAATCATTTTCAGCTTTAATAGACGATCTTAATTCCTTCTCATAATTCCTTTTTGCATATGTTACTTCCTGTAATTCCCGTGCAATAGCATCATATTCAGGATCATGCTGTGTATAACCTTGATTTGCCAAATCCGCAAGTTCTTTTTTGAGCCGCTTTATCTGCGCCTCATATGTATTAATTTTTGCAGAGTCCATTGACCCTTCGAAATCATTAATAGCATTACCTGCTGATTGTGCAGTCCCTCCAAATCTCCTCATTAAATCGTTAAAATTACGAATTTCTTCAGAGCCTTCGCCAAATACCATTCTCATAGCATCTGGGTCATAATTCATAGAACTGGGATTTATCTTCGAAACTTTTGGCACATCTTCCAGCGACGAAACGAAATTATTCCTATCAATTGTAAATTTATTCATCTTTGCCGCTTCGGAATTATATTTTTTCAATGCTTCTCGAGCTATCTCCAACTGATTGCTTACTTTGGCAATATCATATTGTTGACTCACCCAAGACTTACCCGGAATTTTCTCACCTTCAATGGCCTGTCTTTTCTCCTGGTTACCATACATTCTATCAAGCGCAGATTCCATCGACTTTATCTGCTTCCGCAATTCAGTGCTATTCATCCCTGAGAAGTCAATGTTTTTTCCAACATCTTTAAATTTCTTTTGAAGCTCTTCAGCTGTCTTAGCTGCATATTTAATATCTGCTTTATTAATCCTAGGTGTAGCATCCGTATTGTGGGATTTCTTCGATTTTCCAAGTAGTTCATCTATGTTTTTAGATGCTTTTTCATATTCTCCAAAGTCAACATTTCCAACATTGCCCAAAGCACCGGATAATGCGCCAAGTTTATCCAACGCGTTTGCAATATTGGTTATGCGTTTCTCCATTTTTCCCAGATTGCGGTTTGCTTTACTGGCCTCAGCCTCAACAACAATTTCCAGCCTATCGATCTCATTTCCCACTTACGCCACCACCTTTCATCATGGCGCTCAAGGCACTCTACTTTTTCTCAAATGCTTTATTAAAAGCATCTACAAATTCACCGAATCTAATTGCCGAAATATCGCTATCTTCATCTTCATCAAAAGACCGCATTCCAAATGGCTGATTTGGATATTTCGCTTTTTTTGGATCTAATGCTTTTTGGATTGCACAGACCATATATTGCCCCATTAACCAACAGGAATAATCCATTTTATCAGCCTCAGCCTGCATCTTTTGGTTATAATCGTCTTGAAAAGGCTTTAAGCGTTTTGGGTTCATCCTCCAGAAAGCTTCATATGGGATCCCATATCTTATTGCTGCTGGAAGCCATACTTCATATATGCAATCCGTGTAGCTTTTTACTTTGTTTCTTTTTCCGCCGGAACCTTTTCCTCCGTTGATACTTTCCGTGTTTCCTCCGTCTGCTGAATATTCAGCATCTTTCGGAAAAAATCCGACTCACCAGCTGCCTCCGAGAAGGTATTAACAATATCAATTAAATTTCCCCCACTGTACACATGCTGCGTAATTAATTCTTCTGCTTCTTCCCTGTCAAGCCCTGTAATTACACAAACAAATCCCATGGCAATCAGCATGTACTGTTTTTTTTCAAAAGCCTCTGTAACAGAAAATCCCTGCTCTTCCATCTTCGTAAAATGCTCAAATACTAATTCCGGGACTCTATATTTCTTGTTATTTATTTTAATATCCATCTATGTGCTCTCCTTTTTACAAAAAATAGGAGCGGTTATCCCGCTCCTAAAATCTTCTACTCTACTGCATTAGGTGAAATAACAGTGGATGGTGTAATAGTGATCGTCATCTCACGTACGCCATTTACTTCACCTTCATTCACAAATACGCTATGCTGCCCCTTCCAGCTGAATATTCCATCAACACCTGCCTGGCCAAATTCTAACTGATAGAGCTGTTCCTTATCAGCTGCCGTTTTTACTGTTTCATAGGTGGCCTTTTCATAGTTTGCCGTAAACTGCATGGATTCAACCTGCTGAACCCCCGGTACAAATGTCTGCATGGTATCTTCCATATCAGTTGTCTCAAGTTGCTCCGGTTCTCCACCTAACTGTGGATATGTCTTGATTTTACATAACTTCGCGAGACTTGCTTTTGCCTCACCACATTTTAATACTGTATTAATGGTACTTCTTCCACCTGCCATTATATTTCCATCCTTTCTACCGGTAAATATTTCCGGTCAGCAAATACCTCTAAGGTATCCGGTACAAACAAACGGAGCCTTACGCCCCTAAGTAAACTTTTCTATTTCATCCACCGATGACACGATTCGTTTAAACCTTGCCACCATACGATTAATATTTGTGTCAGATGTATTTGAAATTTTCTGAGGTCCATATGCTCTCACATATCCCATAATTCTCATCGAATCACAAGCCTTGTTGATGATTGTCTTTGACTCGGTAATGTTCTTGTTGGAAAAACTTTGAATTTCGATTACAGATTCGACCGCGTTTTCAGAATTTTCCAAGTCAACAGCCGTGTCCGGATTGTCAATCTGAACAACTGAAACTGACGGAAATGATGGAGGAGTCTTCGTGCTATCACTCTGAACATTCTGACAGATATCGGATATATACGTTTTCACATTTGTAAGAACTCTGTTTGATACATCAATCACTTCCAAACACCTCCTTCGCTATCTCAACAATTTTACTTCTTAGTTCCTGTCCGGTTTCGTACATAAACGGACGAGACGGCATGCCCTTTGTCCAATGCCACTCTCCGTCTTTATAATAAAACCACCCAGATTCACCGTGGCTATTAGTGTCATATTTCCAATTTGCAAGTCCGGTATCTGGATGAGGATTTTCACTCCCAACAATTCCAGTACCGAACTCTACATACGGTGCCCACTCACAACCGGTATAAATAACAAAAGACGCGCCATTTGTGGCAACGTCTCCCGGTTCCATATTTAAACTGTTGAGTAACTCTCCTGTTTCAATTGCATCGTATCCGGATATCTTCAATTTTGCCAGCGATACGCCCTCTTCTGCCATTTTTTCAGCAAAATCATAGCACTTATCTGTCAGATCATTTCTATACTGATGGATTTGTCTGGCTATCTTCCTGAATCCGCTGCCAGACAAACCAGTTGTAAATTTTTTAGCCATTCTTTGCCCTCGATTTTAATGCAATTACTAATTCATTTAATCCTGTTGCCGGTGGAGCTGCAACTTCATAATCTGCAGAATTGGGATCAGCTGTACCATCTGCCAGCAAACCAGGATCTGTTTCATACCAGACAAGAGATGTTTCTACAATCGGTAATTCTAAATTCGTTGTTGAAACGGCACGTGTAAAGTCCACATCTGTTCCAAATGCTTCTGCCTGTGCCGCACCTTTCCCGGGGGATAAATTGGCTTCAAATTTTACCGGAGTAGAATATCTGATTTCTTCATCTCCAGTCTCATCTCCATTTTCATCAAGAACTGGGCGCTTTTCTTCAAACAAAGCGTACCACATATCCCTTGTATTTTTTTTCAAATCTCTCATTCTTTCATGCTCCTCCCACCACCGATATATTGAGCATCCCTGCGACTACCCGCTATAAAATTCACACGTTTAAGTCACGCACAATCTTCTATGTCTAATACTATGACTTTCTATGACTAATCCTATACTAGTCTCCGCTTAACCCCGCGGCAGGGAGATACACGGATCACCTCAAACTTTCTGTCAGAATCCTGCCCATGCAAAAACTCCTTTCAGACAATCCTCTCTGTCTTTCCATGTTCTTGACGTACCATTTGAACTATGGCTAGTCTGTCCTTCAGCTCCAATTTGGTTATAATCGTATAAAGCTAAATCATGGATATTCGAATAGAGTTTTTTAAGATCCCGCTCAATATCATCATTCGTGAAGTGAGAAGGATAGCTCCGACGGTTTATAATTTCATTAATTGCGTTTTTTACTTTCAATGTCATTATTGTCTCATCTGAATCCTTTACAATGTTTAATTCATCAAGTAAATCTGTGCAAATTTCATTCTGAATACCCATAATTCACCACTCCTTACGATTTCGCAGTTACTGTGGTAATTCCAGCTTTCACTGCCAGATAATCCGCATCACATTCGATAATACAAATCTTCTTTCCAGTAGCCGCAGTAATGTCAGTAGTACCATCCCATGCAGTGTAATTCTTCACAAACGCACCATACTCTGGAACACTCAAATCCGTTCCTACTTTATACTTATAGGTATGTCCGCTTTCTAGTTCCGGAGATACCGTAATTTTCGTATCGCCAGAAGCCGTTCCCTCTGCACTTGTTACCGTTAATTCCTCTAATTCTCCCGGGCCACCATCATCAATTGTTCCCGTTGACAACAGATACACAGAATCCATTCTTTCGTAAGAAGGAAGCAATGTCTCTGAAACAACAGTAGTTGTCTGCATAGTTGAATCGTATGTAGTCATAACAACTACTGCAACTCCAGATGGGAGAATTGAAACATCCACATCCTGCGCTTCCATCTTTGAGAGCTCTTCAGGAGTCATACCGAACCAAGTATTTCCAAGTTTTCCTTCTGGTACAAATGCAATGAATCCATCAGGAACAAACGCTTTTGTCGCACCAGACTCGTCCTTAAATTTCTTCTTGTATACTATAACCTCAATCCCAGGGAACGTATTGGAAATCAGTTGTTTCGCTACAGTGGCCGTCATCATCACATGCGCCGTTGTATTCTGCGCGAGCAATGCCTCTTTCACTGAATCGCATGCCATAAATAGGTTAAGCTCAGCCTGAGACATCACTAAATACTTAATCGGCTCTTCCGCATTTTCGACAATCTGCCGTATATCCTCAAGTGGCTGTGCCGTCTTTCTATTTGCCCACAGTTTTGGTCCTGTCAAAGTTTTCCTGTTGTTTTTCGCCCAGTTTCCGTCCACATCATAGTTGTACTGATATGTGACTCCATCAGATGAGATGTAAATAGACGGTCCGCCTGTCTCCGGGAATAAAAGCTGCATTCTCATGCGCTCCGGAACAACATCTGCACCATCAACAAGATTCTTAGTATCATTAAAGATATTTGCAACCACATCCTTTACGAATGGAGACGTGCAATCGTTCAATTTTGCAAGTTCAATCCGATCATGCTCGGAAATCACCATACTTTCACGGAAGAAAGCCATTTCCTCTTTTGTGAACTTGAATCCTTTCCTCGCACGAATCGTAGCTTTCGCATCAAAGTTGCTCGGTGCAAGAGATACTGGCAGTCCATTTGCCGTCTTAATCCATTTCAAATCAATGGACGCTTTTCTTTCATTCGGCCAAAATGCCGTACCAAGATAAGGAATAGCATTACTTTTTTCATTCTTTACATATACAGCAATTGCAGCCGAATCATAAACATCATTAATCTTAATCATTGTCCTTTTACCTCCTTATTCAAACACGATCATCGGAAGCGCCGCCTTTGCTGTATCAGCAATTGCTGTTCCATAGTGTGATGTAATTACGTCATTTCTGACGTATGCTTTCTTTAAAATAGTTCCTTGCGGCCTGCTCTGAAGGACATCCTCTTTTAGGATTCCGATACAGTTTTTATCATTTTTGATAACGCCCCCGGCGCCAATCGGTGCTCCTGCCCTGCAGACACCATCTGTAAACGCTGTAGAGTCCAACGTGATTGGGATTGCTTCGAATCCCGGTCTTTTTAGAATCTGCACTTCATCTGTAATTTTAGTTTCTGTAACACTCATAGCCTGAATTGCCATAACCTCTTTACCTCCTTATTTGTAAGCTCCAATAATGTCTTCTGCTCCCTTTGCATCGGAAGCGCTCTCTTTTACCATTGTTTCTGCGAATATTTCAGCATCAGTCTTCTCGTCTTCGCCACCGGAACCTCCGGTTCCACCAGAGGTCTTGGTCTTATCCATTAATTCTTCTTTTATTTTTTGCTCAGTTGCTTCCTTCTGCTTATTAAGCATATTTGACAATGTCGTTGCCATAGCTTTTGACTTCTCAGCATCTTCAGACACAATCCCATCAATCAGTCCCGCATAATCCTCTTCATTAAGGCCCGCAGAAATCAGTATTTTTTCCACATCTAAACGATTTGTCTTTTTAGCATATTCAGCCTTAGTATCATCTGCCTCTTTTAATGCTTTCTGGATTTTTTCAGCATCTGTCAAATCTGCATCAAGCAACTTTTGATATGCAACATCTCTTTCCTGCAACCGTTTTAATTCTTTAGGATCAACATTATTCTTCTTTGCTGCTGTTAAATCCGTGCCATTTATATTCAATATGGCTGTTATCTGTTCTTCAGTTGCATCCGGAAACTGTTCTTTTACTTGTTCACGTGTCATTTTTTCATCTCTCCCTTTCTGAAACATACACTTTTTTAACGCGGGACGCTCCGCATAGTTTCTGCCTTCTTACGCTCAGGCCTGCAAAAATAAAAGAGCATCATCAGTTGAATGTTACTCCGCTTGATGTCGCTCTATTTTTTAGATAACTCGGCTTTCTTTTAGGAATGAATTCATGTTTTTCAGTGAATGTATCAAAAATATTCATCCCCCCGCACTCTGTACGAGTACACTTAATGGTTCCTTTTCCTTCAAAATCGCCGAGGAGTTTCCCGCAGTTCTTACACCTTATTTCCACTACTTTCCACACCTTCCTTTGTTAATTTTGCAAGTTCTAAGGTTGCCTGTCTCTCATTTTCATACTCTTTCTGCTTCTCCTCTGCCGTTTGATACAATACATCTAAGTATTCTTTGGATTGCATGTAAACCTTTTCCGGGTCCCCCCAAAGATCGCATGTTTTAATGGCAATCTTGGGATGAATCCCTTTTTCAAGCAAATAAATGAGTGCTTGTGCTTTTACCAGCATGTTATCCGTCTTGTTCCTGGTAATTTTCACATCGATATCCGCTATAGTTAATTCTTGCGATATCTGCTGCTTTCTTTTCAGGATAAGCAATACATTACGCAGGAAGTCCTTTTCTGACTTAATTGTAAGTGGTTCATCTATTTTGGCCCTCTGTTCTGCGAAGTCCCACCCATTTCTTAAATATACCGCCTGCCCTGTGTCTCCTCCAGTATTTTGCTCTCTGTTTGGCATCCCCTCAATAATAAGGGCATTTTTATACAAGTCATCTTTCGCAGTTTGAGTCTGCTGCTGATCTAGTTGTTCAGATATCATACCGACATCTGCTGGAAATGACGGATTTACCGTTTTTACTTTCAATGCACCTAATTTACACATTTTTAAAAAGGTATCTTCATCTATCTCACAATTAACAAATTTCATAAACGCCTGTACGAACTGTTCAATACCATCTATACGGTTTGATTGGATCTTGTTTATTCCATCAAGCATGGTAATGACAATTTCAATATCTGATAATCGCCTATGATTATTAGGGTATTCTGTAAGGAGTACTCTCCCATACCCGTTGATTGTTTCATCTACGTTTTCACCTTTTATTTCATATACATGGTTATCGGTGGTGCATAAATAATAAGACTCGCCTTTTTCGTCTTCACAAATAGAAACCGACATCATTTTCCTATGTCCATGGGTTGATGAGTAGATAATGAAATTGGAACGCGGGTCTGATACATCAATACCCATCAGTGGTTCTCCTGGATCAACTTCACGCCTTAATTTCGACCAAACTTCACGATACGCTGTTCCTGCAGTACTCTGCCAGTCTCCTAAAAGAACATCGTCACTGGCCTTATCAAGAACTTTCATAATATTGTTTAACGCATCAATTTCCTTTGTTTTTTCTTCGTCATTATTAACTGATACGTACTGAATAGGCTCACCATACATTTGAGCTGTCATAAATCGCATAATTTCAAGAGCATGGTTTTCAACTATATTATTCTTTATATCTGGCCGCACATCCTTGGCCCGATACAATATAGGCTGATCTCCGTTTGTATAGTGATATAAATAGTCAATCTCCCGTCTATTCTGATTATGGATAGAAAGTGATTTAGATAATATTTCTAAAACATTGGATTTTGAAATCGTTTTCGAGTTGGTATAGATTACTTTTCTCCCAAACCGGCCATGGCAGACATCTACAAACGATTTTCTATTTTTATGATAAATAATGCTACCTATATCCACTATTTCACCAACTTTCATACAACTAAAAAAGCATCGGCAAATTTTATCAGCCAATGCTTTATGGGGGATTTTTATTAACTTTTATCTTCAACACTCTTTTTACATTCTAATAATACCATATATAATTATGAAATTTATGAGACTTTGCTATTTTAAATACTTTTTTATCCTTAATGACACATTTGATTGATCCATTCCGATTTTATTTGCTATCCACTGCTGGCTTTTACCCTCAACGGTATATTCAAAGATCATCTTATCCTCAATGTCTGTTATTCCGGAAATCAATTCATCAATTGCTAATTTCAATTCCTGCATTCTCTCAATATCCTGCTTAATGCTTATTTCAAGATATCTACACTTAACATCCCATTCTTCCCATCGCTTATATTCTTCAGATTCAGCTCCACAAACAGTAAAATTGCATTGTACATACGGGAATCCCCGGGAAGAACCTTTAACCTTTCCTGCCGTTACACCAGGTTCCCTGTCTTTATACCGCTCAAGTTTCTTTTTATTTTTTTCAATTGCCGGCTCCAATAGATGATAGTTTATGACATCTTTTCTTGTAATTATCATACATGCCTCCATTAACATGGTCTTTTTACTGCCTCACATTTTGCATATGATTCTCCAGATATTAATTGTAGAAGCTGTACTAATCCATCAGCACTATCTTCATGCTCATTCCTGCCAATTTGCACTATCATGCATAATTCTTCCATTGCTTTTTTATACTCTTCACTCTGTAATTCTGGCTTCAAAAAATAGAATCTACGCTTAATATCAGGGGCGTACTGAATGATTTTTGCCATTTTACCCAACTGATTACTTGCCTTCGCCCATGTAATATTTGTTTTGAATCCTTGTAGCTGAAGCAAACGATCAATATCTTCCGCATACTCATCTCCACCATTATTGGCTTCGAATCTCTCCATATTTGGCTTATGTTGCATCGTTTTGGCTATGACTAATGGTTTAGTAATATATTTATCACCTTGATTAAATATCCAATCAGATATATATACCGGACCATCTTCTCTGCTTCCAAATGCTTTTCCGAATGGCATTGATAAACTATCCCCACCACCCCACGCAACATCGCAGGCTGCAGCCGTAATACAGTCCCCGTCCGGAAGAACGCCATTATAATAATTTAACTCATCTTCAGGGAATAACAAGCCTTCCCTCACAAATGGCTTCTGCATAAATTTTGCCATCCACTCATTTTTATCAAGTCGGTTTTTCATATTCAGGTAATGTCTGGTAGAGAATCCTAATCCAAAATCATACTGAAAGTTAGACTCATTATTCTCATTTAATGCAGGAATTTTTCTGAATCTATAACGTGGATTGTCTTTATTATCTTTCTCTACTCTTCCAAGTGGATCAAGCACATTCCACCGAGTCCCTACCATTAATTCTTTGGCTCCATCATTTTTTCGGTCAACCAGCACATTCAAATAATCCTGATACCGGTTCTCCAATCTGATAGGACTTAAAGACTCAGTTCTGTCACGAATCATATCATCCACATATAAATATCCATCAGAAGATATATCAACAGCACCGGTCCATGTACCATCAATACCACGACAAGTGAGTGTAGCAAATGCTTCAATCTCACTATATCGTAATTCATTCTTTTCTGCTGATTTTCCACATAAGGATACGCCTGGGAATATTTCTGAAAAAGTATATTCTTCATTTAACGTGAGTTTAATTACATCATTGTAAAATCTGTCTGCCAGCACTCCTGAATGGCCTGACATAGCGTTATGGCTTTCTGGATGCCGACCGATAATCCATGCCAAGAAGAAAATACATACCGTACTATTATGTGTTGGGATACCCCTTCTTCCGACTCTGTAAATTCCGCCTTGAACAGATATGCAATTTCCCTGCTTAGGTTCAATATTCTCAATTTTTTTGATTGCAATTCTTCTCTTTTGAGAAAACTCAAATAGCTGTTTTCTTTCTAGTCTACATGGTATTGGATGTGTGGGATTAAATGAAATCACCCAGTATTTTTTTTTGCATTTTATTCCAGATGAAGACACATGTGGTTCAACCTCTTTGACATAGCATCTCCATCCAAATGTTGATACAAGAGATATGAAATCTTCTTTGAGCATTTCTTCTGCTGTAGTGAAATCATATCTATGTTCTTTTCTTCTTAAGCATCCATCTGTGTCAATCAATCCTGCAAGCAACTCTAATCTTTGTTGAATTGAAGAACACAAATAAATTCCAGGAATACGTTTTTCAACACGTTTTCTGCTATGGCACATTCCCATTTTTTGCAGACCATCTCGTAATCCCGCAAAACCGTAATATTCAACTCCTGTTGTCTTATGTGTTGTATGCCACGAAATAGGATATCCATCATTTACAATAGACTCAACAATGGCGTAGTCGTCCGAACTACCACATATATCTGGATTTTGATTTCTTCCATCTCCAAGCCACGCACCAAAAGTATACGGTTGTACTGGAAGTATTCTTGGCCAACCAATAATTGGCTGATATAGTGGAATCTGATACATAAACCTTCTTTTTCCAGTATTTGCATCTATGGATGCTATATCTGTCAACTCGTTAGTTTCCATGATTCTTTCTTTTTGCTGATGTCTATCTCTTACAATCCACTCGTGGTTTTCATGACAATCTATGTACGAACCATCGGTGAACCAGACTCGCTTATTTGCATATGATTTAGGAAATACATGAGTTACTTTTACTGGCATTCCATCATAGTCATACACATAATCTCCAACCTTCAAATCTCCATGATTCTTCCAACCTTCATCCGTCAAAACAGGCGTGTCGTCTGAAATTAGTTTGCCTACTCGTGGCGGGAGACTGATTCCAAGAAAATCAAGTTTACCATCTTCCAAATCCTGTAAATCATCTACTACGATTTTGAGTGTTCGCCTTCTTGGAAAGTAAAATCTCTTCTTAGGCTTCCTGTTACGCTCCATGTACAAAAGAAAAGATTCAAATATATTAGGTGCCTCAAATAAAATGGCTCTCCAATATAAATTATTTAGTTCCTGTGTGGGGGGAAGATTTGGAATTAACTCTTTTATGTATTTCGTTATCTTCAAACAGTAATCCAAATCCGTCTCATCTTCCTGATATACCAGTATAGCCATATCTAAGAGATCACGAAGATGATTGTATTGAGTCAGGTCAGAATCCTTTATTGCTTCGATTATTTGTCTATTTTTGTCTGAAACTGCCACATTGCACCATCCTTTGAATGGCGCTCAGTGGCACTCTATTTTACAATTATTCCCTCTCATTCCTCATAAACAATGACACCCGCGGCTGACCGCCCACCACTGATAAGAAAATATTTGGACGTTTGCCAGCTTTCACTTCTTTCAAAATCTGTACAATCTCCTCATTGGAGAACTCCCAGCATGAAACCAATTCATCCGTCTGGAATTGTTCGTTATATAGCTTGCATGCTGGAAGATTATCACATCCTTCCGCTGTAAAGACTACATTTTGTTCTGAAAACTCTATTGGATTCATTTGCGACACCTCCTTTTTATCTGAAATCCATGGATTTTCCCCCAATTACTCACGTTTCACACTTTCCTCCGCAGATTCGCAACCATTCTTGCACATTTATAGGCGTTTTGACATCTGATCATCGTAATATAGCTGTAAGCAGCGTCTCCCAATGCCGTAATATCCGTCTTCTCAACATCCGGTACAAAATCACCACAATATGAACAGTAATCTTGTAATTCCAAAGAAAATCCTTCCACCATATCACTCCACCTCTGTATTATTGCAGTACACAAGCAGATGCTCCGCAATATGGCGTAAATCCTTATTGGAATACATATCTGCTTCGTATTCATCAGGAACCCCCTCATTAAATGCCTTTTGAAATGGATTTGCTCTACATGTTACTGTAGATCTGATGAGCATAGCTGCCACTTCAATAGGCTTCACAGGTAAATTAACCTTCACGCGCTGAATTTCCTCTAATTCGGATTGCAGACACTTAATATGCTCCCTCAATTCATTGTTTTCTGCCACCAGGTTTTCTATTGCCTTTTCTCTACATTCGAACATTGCAAAACCTCCTTATTCGTCATAACGGAATCGATAGGACTTGAACCTATGACATTTCGGTTAACAGCCGAACGCTCTCCCTACTGAGCTACGATTCCTTGCACGGTTCACGTTTCTACCACTGAATTATGTGCCAATACGCAGTTACCGCTTAGATTATCACGCTTGTGCATATACCGCGTCCGTATATGACATTAAAGGTTTTCGAGCATACCGTAGGCATACCTAAACTTCCTACAATCAGTTTTCAGCGATCATTGTCTTTCTCTGTGAGGTGTTCTGCTTACTCTCACATCATCCGGGCGCGACCCGGCATCTTGGAAAAGTTTGGATTCGAACCAAAATCTTGCTCTCCCTGTTTTATAGTGCGCACCGCTGCTCTGCCAGTTGAGCTACTTTCCCATAACCGCCATCCGACGGTTAGCAGTAATATTTTTCGTGCCTTGCGTTGCACTATCCGATTTTTATTATTACGCCTCCCGAACCGGCAAGTACACGGCGTGCAGATTACTCTGCAGATATGAATTCATATACGGTCTTTCCCGTCGTCAAGAGGGAATAGTCCCACACAGTTCACCCTCCCTTGGTCTGCTTCCTTACTGTCGCTTTCGCTTGCCTCCGCAGTTATACTATGTATACCGCTCTTTCAGACCTCTTCCACTTTGCCTTCGAGTCTAAATCTATTTGCACAACCTTGAAACAATTGCTTTAGTGGCTGAAATAATCAGATATGCTACTGTTGATGCAAGCATGCATTTTATGATCGTCCATCCAATAAGCATTCCTGTAAGCGCTCCGGCATCAAATGCAATGCATGCGGTCAGTATGGCCTTAATAAACATCACCCACAAGCCAAAGTATGCGGCTGCCGCAATCCCGGCAACTGTTATAATCATCGCCAGAAATGCTTTTGCTGCCTGTTTTAGATTTTCATTTTTCATCTTCGCATTCTCCTTTTCATCGGCGAATTCAATTGCATCATAGCAACCAATCCTTTCTATCGCGTAAAACGCTCCATCTTCTCCGATTATCCCATAATCAATCTCTTTCTCATCAGGACCCATGTCACATCTCCTATCAGTTCTATCCCTTTTTTATTTAAAATTTGCTTGGGGGACCGAGCAGGTGCCCCGGGGGGCGTTTCCACCAGACCCCCACCCCCATCAACAACATACCATAAAACGCATTAACTGAATTTTCATCTATACGACAAATAACTATTTGTTATACAGATAGTATACTGCATATTGTGTTGTCAATTGTTTGCATACAACATATAGATTCATTCCTCGTATTATCTGACAATTGCATACAATTGTTTATAAATTGTATGTCAAAAATCCTTATCTGGAAGCTGTTTGGGCTCCTGGTAATCTGACGCGATCTGTTCCGCCGTCCTTGTTGCATTGCCGTCCTGCTCTCTATGTAGCACCAAGGAACCTTCCACCCAGCCTTTTTCTATCTTTCCTTTCGCAAGCGCCCCAATATTGCCCTGCAATGTCATCGCGGTTAAACACGTTTCCCGCTCATTGCTCAACTTTTTGTAAATATCGGAGTGCGCAGAGCTGAGTTTCTGCCTATATTCCTCGCCCTGATGCCTCATTTTCCAGTAGGCTATATCAGGTATTACATCACCTTCTAGGTCATAATATACATAACTCCTAGTCTCACTATTAGCCCATGCATAAATAGTAGACTCATCTATCCCAGTAAGCTTAGAAAACCCTGCTATAGATATCTCTTTACCGTACTCATAACATAGATTAATATAATGGTCACATATACTATTAATCATATCAGGATCATTGTAATTAATAGTACTGTTACTCCTATGTCTGATATTACTTGGATTATCAATAGGCTTAAATACATGTCTATATATGTACATCAATACACTATTCCACCTCATCTGATTTATATCATAGCATTTTACCTTCTTCTCTTCTTCGTATAGATGGAGATATAGATCAATATCAGACTCATATACCTCTACAGTATTCTCTTCTTCCACTGCTCTTTCAGTAATTTTAGACATGTATTCTCACCACTCTTTCTGATTCAGTTTATTCCAGATCCTCGCATATCCTATCATCGTCCAATTTTAAGCATCTCCAAAATTTACAGCTCATTCTCAAACCCTCCAAAATCAAATAAAAAAAGCCGCCACCTGCTGCAATTACGTTATGCAACGGGTCACGGCTCCTAGAGCTACCAAGATTTCAATCCACCTCACAAGAGGACTACTATATTATCTATTACGATACCATTAGATCATGGGGCTTGTCAACCCCTTGATTTTATATTATAGAGCCGGTGGCAAGTCCGGCCCCAAGTTTATGGTGCTATGCTGTTCTCTTCTCCAGCTCCTCAACTCTTCTATTGAGCTGATCAATCATCTTGAGCAATAGAGTTGTATTATCACTTTCGAGTTTTGTGATACGGTAGTACTGACTTAACTCTTCCATATTTTTCTTGACTTCCGTGATCTGCTTCTCTAGATATGTTTGGGTTCTTCCAATTTCATCTAGCAATAGGCTTTCAGTCTGTTCCGCCCGTGCATCAATTAATTTTGCAATTGCTTCTAAGTCTTTACGATCTAACATTTCATTGCCTCCATTCTTTCAGGCACTTGCCTTGCCTGTTAATGTTATTATAGTCTATTATCGTGTATTTGTCAACATTCTATTATCGTGTACTATCACTTATTTTTGTACTCCATAATATCACCCGGCTGACAATTCAGCAACCTGCACAAATTACATATAACCTCACACGTTACATTTTCATTTTTAGTCAGCTTTGCGACAGTATTTGAATGCAGGCCATTATTCTTAAGCCACTGTTTATTAAGTTCTTTTTTCTTCATAACAATCCATAATTTCGCAAAATCTATATATCCGTTTTCCCCATAATTAGCCAATTAAAACACCTACTTTCCTATGTATATAATAATAGATTTTCTTCATTTCGTCAACGTCTATTTTCTTGTACTATTTATACAATAAAAATGCGTTTCTTTTCATCTATTTTTGTGTACTATTGCATATTGAATTATCGTCTATTTTCGTGTATATTTATATTAACAAATAAAACAGCAGAGCACCCGGAGAACACCGGGAGAAAGAAGGACATTATGAAAAATAATAAAATCCAAAACACAATTACTTTATATAAGGGGTATAATCCAAATCTTTTTGGCGGATGGTTCTGGAGCCTCGAAGAAGTGTGGAATGACTGGGATCACGTATACTCAGACCCATATATAGTAGAACTTCCAGAAGGATTTTATGTTGGTGAGTGCATCACAGGACAACCAATGATTTTTAAGAAGAGCTGCAACTTAGGATATGACGTATGCATAGGTCAAAATTCAGAAAATGGAAAGCCACATCTGGTAGGTGGCCACCCTGTAGAAAATATTACCTTAAAAGTCATTGGCCCGGCAGATAAAAAGATTGAAGCAGATGAACATTAACCGTCGCAGAGAATGCCAGCCGGCCCGATACCGGCGGCGGTATTGCCCTCTATAAGGGGCATTTAAAGCTTGTAAGGCATCCACCCATGTATAAGTCCTTACTGTACCACAAGTACTTAATGCGCGACCGTACCCGTCTACAGAACGTATTAAGCCGGTCACTCATCAACCCTAGTAACGCCCCGGTGAAGTTATCCGGCGCTTAACGGTTGCGCGATAGCATCCAGCATATTTACAGTATACAACCTATAGGCCACGGGGCGGGACACGGACGGTTGTGTGCTCGCCATATGCAAAAATAATCAGGCCTGATACTGCCCCAGTGTTATGCTGGGGCATTTGAAGGAGAAAAAATGAAGAATAAAGTATTAAGAGTCGCAATATATATACGCGTAAGTACATATGATCAAGCACGTGACGGATACTCTTTGGATGCACAGGAAAAGGCTCTGATTAAGTGGTGCAATAACAGAGGGTATGAAATTTATCATCTATATGCTGATCGCGGGATATCTGGAAAAGATATTAATCATCGCCCAGAAATGCGTAAATTATTACGTGATGCACAAGATGGTAAGTTTGATTTAGTCCTTTTTTGGTCCCTCAGTCGATTTACCCGAAGCGTATCCGATTTGTATAATACAATGTCATTACTACAGCAACATAATGTAAGGATGACATCACTAACAGAATCATTTGACACCGCCTCACCGATGGGGCGTGCAATGATCGGCATCGTCGGAGTATTCGCGCAATTGGAACGTGAGCTAACAGGAGAGCGCGTATTTTTTGCAATGCAAGAACGTGCGCAACAAGGGAAGCGCACGTGCTCTGATGTGTTAGGATATAATGTAAGCGGAAAGGATACATTTGTCATTAATCCCACGGAAGCAGAATATGTTAAATTTGTATTTGAAAAATACCTTGAACGAAAAAACCTATCTGAAGTTGCAAAATTATGCCGACAACAAGGTTATCGTGGCAAGCGCGGGAAAATTCCTACGGCGTATAGCGTATCTGTAATCTTGACACGGCCTATATACTGTGGGTATAATACATTCTGCGGAGAGCTATACAAAGGCAACCACGAGCCAATAATAGACATCAAAACTTTTAACCGCGTGCAATTCCTCCTTAAAAAGCAGGGGCGGTTTTCAGGGAGGACTAAACAAAAAATGTATAAAATAATTCCTGCGTGCTAGTTAGATAACACGATTTTGAGGGCATTTCTGGAAATCCAGATTTTTGCCCTCATTTTTTTCATGGCGACATCTTTTTTTCGGAGAAACTTTCCGAAGAATTTCTTGCAAAGATACCTTATAACGCGCGATTTTTCGGACTGATCTCATACCATTTTTTATGTAGCGGATCCGCAGCACATAAAGGCGGCCTTAGCCTATTGTAAGCTACGCTGCCTGCCGTCTGATGCTGCGTAATGTATCAGACGTAGACTCCGCGTAATACTTGCTTGTCGTGGCTGGGCTGGTGTGCCCCAGCACCTCCTGGATCACTCCGAGGTCGTATCCCTTATTCTTTAAGGTCATTCCGAGTGTTTTGCGGAACTTGTGGGGGTATACCTTACATGACATACCCTGCCGCCGTGCAATGTCTTTAAGGACGGCTCTCACGCCGCAGGGCTTAAGTCTACTGTACGGTACCCGCTTGCCAACGATCAGCGCCTCGCAATCGTCCTCCCGCTCATTAAGATACTCCCGCAGGTAGTACATGGCGGCCTCATCTATGTATGCCGGGGTATTGAGTCCACCCTTCTGGCGGCGTACCCATACATCCCCAGTTTTAAAATCCACATCCTCAATGTTAACGCTGCAGAACTCTCCCACCCGCAGGCCTGTGCTGCGCAATACCTCTACCAGCGCCCGATCACGCTTGCTCTCACAGCCTTCACGCAGTTTTTCCAGTTCCTCCTGGGTAAAGTAATCTATATTATTTTTGCTTACCTGCTTTTTCCCCACGGATTCCACCGGGTTATCGAAAATGAGCTTCTCGATCCGCATCCAGTTAAAAAATGCCGACAGATAGCGCCGCTCATTATTGATCGTGCTTGCCTTATTTACTTTGCCGGTCTTGTCCACGTTTCGCCGCTCGTACCATCTGAGGTATTGTTTAATATCGATGTCGGTCATCTCGACCAGCGGCTTGTCTATCTGCGTCAGCAGCTTTTTGATGGCATTGAGGTAGTTATATTTCGTCTCCTCTTTAAGCTCCTCTTTTTTTATTAAAAAGAGCTGGATCACGTACTTATTTTGCTCATCTATGCTGTTGTTTACCTCTGCCGGCAGCGTGGTTATCTCCTCAACATTGACCCGCACAAGTTGCTCCTCGATCAGATTACTCAATATCTGTAAAACCGCCTTATCCACGTACTCTGCCATGCCTACCAAAATAGCGTCTCTCATCTGTGATTTTATTATTTGTGTACTCATAAATTTATCCTCCTTCGTATTGCCCAAGAAGATAAATTATGTTACAATCTTCTCAGGTAAGTGGGTAACGGAATTCTCGCCAAAGAATACAGTCCGTTACCTGTTTTTTATTTAGTTATCTATAAAAAACTCACTCACCCAATAAATCAATCCACCGGCTCCCTACTTCCGGTTTCAATTATCTTTTTTCCCGAATAGCAATTGCTTGAATATTTCGTTCTGCTCGCTTATGATCTGAACATATTCGTTATACGCGCGTCTTGTAATTATATTCAATATCGTATCTGCAAGGATAAGCAGTAACCATATCGTGCATATTACTATCATAATTATCTCATTTGTTGTCATAACTGTTCTCCTTCATTAAATTTTGGTTCTGTTGTGTATCAATACGTATCGTTACACACCGATATAATTATCCAGCGCCTTGCGGATCACCCAGGAGATGGAGCGATCTTCTTTCTGGCAATGCTCCAGCAGCCTCTTATACTGCTCTGGATCCATGCTTATATTCTGCCGGATGTACTTCTTATCCTGGTCCTTCTTAGGCCTCCCCATATCTCCATCTCCTTTCGGTGTGTATTTACACACAATTTTTTAGATTTTTTGGTTTAGTTACCAGCTTTGATGTTTTTCATGTATTGTTTCAAATCCATCATAATCACTAATTTCCCATTCGATATTATCCGGAATTTCAATAATTTCTATATTGCCACACATACCATTCGCAAATGATCCTAATTCTTCGATAGCCGTAATTAATTCTTTATCAGTACGTTCTAAATCTCTATAAGACCAATATCCCGAATCCTCTCCTGTAGGAAACTCTTCAAACTCCTCTCCATAGTCTTTAGTAAATACATACCATATGTCTAATAAACTTTTTTCCTGTTTTTCTGGTTCTTTGACTTTCACAAATTTATCTTGTCCGTCACTAAAATAATGTTTTGTTTGCTTGTAGAAATGGCATTCTTTTCCCTTTAGATCTAATATTCTTTTTTGTGCAATCGGAGAAAGCGAAAATCCTCCAAAGCATTTATTAACTGCGATCTTCATAAATAATCTCCTTTTCAATTTTGGTTTAGTGCAGCAATATAACGCTTGTAGCAAAAAATCCAACTGCTATACCCATGCCCACTAAAAGACCAATACATCCCCATGCAAGCGCCTGTATGACAGCATCAAATAATTTCTTGCATATTTTTATAAGTTTATTTTTCATTTATGCCTCCTATATTCTGTTTTTTTCTTCTGCCGTTTCATAAGTCTTTGCAAAAATGTCAGGCTTACATGGATATACTTCTCCGTTGACACCATGAATGATAAAATCGCCTTTGTCGGCTCTCATCGTACCTTCAAGCGTTTTTATATCGCATGTCCCGTCTGCATGCGTAGTAATTATCTGATCTATTACCCTGTCTATAAACCAATCTGGCAGACAATCGTCAATCATGTACCTTACTGCCTCAATCACTACTGGTTTCTTTCTGTATTTCATCTCCTACCTCTTTCCCCGGCCAGCAGCCGGAATCTATTCTGGTCTATACCGATCTGGCAGTGGCATCCATGCAAGCACCCGATCCAATGCCCCGTTGTATGTACTCCATGTAGGTCTGTCATTGTTGTCTACAAGGCAATCTATAAACGTAGACGCATCATCCTCATTGACATCACACACTGCCACAAGTACATCTCTATGTAGTTCCGGTAGCCGCTCTGTTACCGGGATCCATTGCCGTACAGTGGGCTGTTCGTCGATTATATCTTTAACTGTTCTATTTCCATCAAAATACACATCCTGTTCTGATATCAGCTTATCCGCATCAATCAACCGCATATTCTCTTCCTCCTTTTCTAAATGCCAGTATAGTTAATATCTAAATCCTTTACGCCGGCAGTATTCTAGCCATGTTTCTGATCGGTAACATCCGCCATACATATACCTCTGCTGGAATTCAAGTTGTGCCTTATTTGGCATAACCCCCAACCGCTCATTACGTTCCGCCTGGGCATACAAATTAATAGCCTTATACCCTTTCAGCGCCTCCACGCGCTCCGTCGCGTCTTCGATATCCGCTGTCACCAGCAAATATACAAAAATCCTATATGGTCTAATCCCGTGTTTCCCGAGCAGCTCAATCGTGCGGCGGATCGGCTCGATCTGCGATTTCTGGTCGCAGGAAAACCGAATAAATCTTATCCATTTCAGCCTTGCAAGTATCCCGGCTATGTAATTGTCCACCAGCCGGGCATCCATGCCTTGGTTAAGATCAATTCGGTAGCCGCTGCCGATCATACGCTCCAACTGCTCTATACCATAACTACAGGCCAGAATATTATTGTCCATCAACACCAACTTGTCCGTATCCGATCTGACTATATCCTGCCAGTTCCGGTATGGCCTGATCTGCCCTTCCTTTTTAGGGACAATGCACCATCGACAATGATTCGGGCATCCTCTTGTTATGTATCCGATAGCATAATCACAGTCAGGATATATGGAGTAATCCGGATACATGTTGTCTATCTCTAGCGGCAACTCCTGATCCATTGGCAGGTCACGATATCCTGTTCCTCCACGGATCGCATCATCTGGCAGGTACGGGTTATCCGGAGTAAAATCAAATACCTTGCTGCTATACACCCGATCATAATGCGTAGTCGGTATCCACCACTCGACTGTATCTCCTAGTCTCTTATGCCAAGCTGATATTTTCATAAGCGCCAAGTTTGGGAAATTCTTGCTGCGCTTAAAATGTTCTTTTTCTGCATCATGCAGTCCTATTATCATATTTTTTATGAAAGGGATCCCTTTAATGCCGGCCGGCAAAATCTCCTTTCTTTGATCGCTAAATCTTAAGTTAGTCATTAAAAGTTATAACCGTAGTCATTAAGGGTTAATTTCCAGGGCTATACGGATCAGACTTTCTCCATGCAATTACCTTTTCATAATCTGCAAGTTCGCGCCACTCGGATTCTTCTATATCGTAATCATCCTTGTGTGCAAACCATATTGTCTGTTCGATCCTGTCGTCTGTTTCGGTATCTTCTGTTGTCACACAGTAATAATCACTTTCATCTGGAAGACGCTCTGACACCGGTATCCATCTAAAAGACTCTATCACTTCGTCTAACAACCACACGGTACGTAATAATTCATCACGCGTCATTTTTGCCCGCTCTTCTTTTGTTGGTTTGGGTGTTATAAGTTCCATATCATTCCTCCTAAATGTTAAATTATGCTACATAGTCCTCGAATCGCTTACACGACCTCCATATAATCCGATTATTAACCCACCGCTGCATGTCTCGGTAAACCGGTGCTGCGTGCTCCTTATCGTATACCATCACGTATGGGTCAAACCGAAGATCCCGCAGGGTGTAAATCCTATGTAAATCCTGCTCTATCGTGCTATCAAAATTAGTTAATACATATACGACCTTTCCGGCCTCTGATTTCCTGCTGTAACACTCTGCGAATCTCTTAAAATCCTCTGTGAGATCCTGATCAGGCTGATCCCACGCCAGATGCACCCTCTTGATCCGCATCCGGTTCAGCATTTCGATCCGATCCGGTGTTGCCAGCCTCACGTCAATGCCCTGTGTAAAATCTATAATTGCCCTGGATTCTATTAGCTGTCCCAGCAGATCATCCCACTCTCGGCAAGCAAATATATTTGGATCACACAATTTTATTTTTCTCTGACCATTCCAGAACTCACGTAGATCTGCCACCTTTCGGCTTACCATCCCTTCTTTGACTGCAACATGACAAAAGCTGCAGCCACGCGGACATCCTCTGGTTAAAAATCCAAATGCGGTATCTCTGGTTATCTCAGGATACAGGCCATAATCCGGATAGATATGCTCAATTTCTTCCGGCAGTAAGTTATCCCTCTCAGCCCGGTATACTTCTTTTCCGCCTACTAAATCAATGCAGTACCCGGATCCGCGCCGGATTATCTCATCAGCATTTATGCACTGGTCATAATCCTGCGTAAATGAAAACACCTTGCTCATATACACTCTATTGCAGCGCCCTGAAAATAGTGGATGATACCACTCAACCATGTCTCCCTGCTGCTTGTGCCATGCCGACAATTTCATCAGTGGCAAATTTGGAAAATTATGTCCGTCCACGTCTATAAGTCCAATTTTTATACCATTCACCTCCTGATCAGTTAAATGTTAATTCTCCATATAGTTATCAGTCGTTGATAAAAATAATTTTGTCGCTACCCACGGCAAATAATTTTGGGTGTTTAAAAAGTAAACTCTGCCGCTGGTTATTTTAAACAGTGCTCCCGGGTTTACTGTTATTCTCCCGCCATCACAATAAAATGCGTCAAATTGTTTTATGACCTTATATTTTTTGTTTTCCATTTCTCCTAAATTGTTAACTTAACTTTTCAAATATTATATATCTCTCATAATCTCCAAAAAGTTTCTGATTGATATGGTTTTCTGCCGCTTCAAACTCCGCGAAATGTACCGGAAGAAACTCGCAGTCATAATTATCAAAAATATAATACGGACACCCCATCATCTTCACCTCCGTAAATCTTAATACGATTCTCTTTCAAGCCACTTTAAGGCATCCGCAACCTCGTCAGCACGATAGGCAATAATGTCCAAATCATCTCGGTACAATTTCGCCTCTACCGTTGCCAAAAAATGGGCCAGCTCCTCATCCGTCATTGCTCTGATCCTTTCCGTATTTTTCATCCTGCTCCTCCTAAATTTTAATACTCTGTAGCAGAGATTGTTAATTGATGCGCATCGTTAAACAATGACACCACCTCAAAACGCTCTCCCAAGTCACCAACGTATAAATTATCATCCTCATTCAATGTTCCGTCTGCCAGATTTTCTTGTATATACTCCATGAGATTTTTTATTTTCATACTTTTCCTCCTAAATGTTAATTTATATTGTATCTGCGATCAAAAACTGTTATAATAACATCGAATAACAGGGAACGCAAAGCCGTCAGTTACCCTTGTGAGGTTGTAATTCCTCACCCCCGGATTCAGTTCCAGACCTGTGCACAGGTCGGCGAAAACGTCGGGCAGAGCCGTAAGGCTCTTTTTTATTCCCTTAAATGTTAATTCACTCTCTACTACGTCCTCTGCATTCATTCCTATCTGCATTACATCCCTTACACGGATCTCCCTGACTCTGAACCAACAAAAAACACATTTGTCCTTCCATTGTGCAAGTGGGTGGTACATATCCTTGCTGTATGCACATCTCTTTATACATATCCATTTTCGTTTCCTCCGTTAAATGTTAAATTGTCTAAAATTTTATCAATGCAAGCGTTCCACCCTTTTTGCCGTCCATGTAAATCTAATTCCTTTATTCCGGTTGCACCATCAATACCAATTACTGCTTTCTCTCTGGCAGTTCCCGAAGCGGACACCCCTCATGTCTAGTTTTTATATACGTCTCTATTCCGCGTGATATAAATGGACACATTAAATGAAAACTATCTCCCGAAGATAATTTACAAGCACCACAATTATATGGCATATCAATAACTAATACTGCTTTCATCTCGCACCTACCTCCTCTAAACGCTAAAAACATTCCTGTATTTTACGTTTTGCACTACTCAAATACCTCGAGTATATTGATTGGAGATGCTTTTTCTGTTTACGCAGAAATTGAAGAATCTCATTGCTGATCACTTTTCCTGCATAAGTTGTAAAACTGAAACCAGATCCATTATCAAATTTTTGCGCTGCTTTTACTAATCCTACATTTGCGATACCAAGAAGGTCATCGTACTCAATAGGTACACTTCTAAACTTATTCGCCATGGAATATGCAAACATTAAATTATCTTCAATTAATTTATTTATTTCTTCTGTCATTACTAGTCAGGAGAACCCGGGTATTATGCGCGCACCTCTTTTCTCCTTTCTCCTAAATTAACAGGTCTACATAGGTACAAACCAAATTAATCCACTTACTTTTATGTAATGCCGAAATGTGTTTAGATCTGTGTATATACCAAAATATATTCGCATATATTTCCAAACTTCCTTTATGGGCATCCCCTGAAAAAGTAAGTCCTGAATCTTTGCGTAATATGGAGTATACACACTTTGCTTTTTACACACTCTTATCTACACTCTCTTTCTTAAATGAACTATTCAGAATATCAATCCCGATATCATCCAGCAGTGCTTCGTTAAGTAATAAAAAATAATCTGCATCTGTCTCCACGAATTTAAGTTGCCTTATTATAAACTCCATATAGGCTAAGATCTGATCTTTGTTATAATCACACTCCCTATATAGATAATCCACACTTATTAAAAGGAAGCTATCAAAAGCCCTTTTGATGTCTTCATCCGCTTGCTTCTTTTGTGCTTCTTTAAAACGAGGGTCCTTCAAGGCTTGTTCAACTAAATTGTGAATCTTATGTTTCTTGATTTCTTTATCTGCCCAGCTAATTCTGACCACCTTCTTTTCGCATTGATATAAGCATCTTTCTTACAACAATTGACCATCCGCAAATAAAAAAATCATTTGCCTCTTTAACAACTATAGCAACATCCTTGTCTGTGAAATTACATATCTCAGACACTATCTCATCCATTTCCTGATTATATTTCGCCATGTTTCCTGATTTTACGAAATTCGTGTACGCTTTCCAGTTTTCATTCTGTATATCCTTTATTAAGTTGTGTAGCTTCTGAATATCCACTTTTCCTTCCATTGCTTATCTCCTATTCGAACACTAATTCCATATCTTCTGCCACAGGCACAAAGCCATCATCATGTTTATTCCATCCGTACAGCTTATTTTCAGCCACATAGTTCTTAAGCCGCTTTGACTCCTTCTCGTAAAACAGAGGGGTAAAATGATCCTGAATCCCACCATCACGGTCTTTGGCAATTTCAATTACATTGGTTGCTCTGTACAGTTCATTATCGTCTTTCCATCCAAACATCTGCTTTGTCAGCCGTCTGAAGTCCTCGTTGACTCTATGAACAATAAAAGCATTATCAACAGCATTCCCTAAATCCCCAGTTCCGCTTATATCATCCAGCCTTAAAAACCCCATTGCCTTCCTTGGATGTGCTACAAAGGCAATATGTATATCTTTTCTCTTTGCTAATTGCTCCAGTCCAAGTACGAATAATGTTTGAGCGTCATATTTGTTATCTGATAAAGTGGAAATATTAAAAGCCATAAGATTATCAAGTATTAGCAAATCCAGTTTCTTTTCTTCCACCTGTTTCTCGAACTGCTCAATAACAGCCAGATAATCATTGCCATATTCATTGTTGTAAAGGAAGAAATGCTCTCCAAGCCAATCAGCAATATACTTCTGGTATTTCTTCTGCACATTATAGTATCCTTCGAACTGAGTTGGCTCCGTATATCCTTTTCCTGCCGCCTGCAGATTCATCCAGCGCATAAAGTTCTTCGGTGATAGTTCTCCCGAGAATACGCCCGCATTATTTCCTGTTTCAACACAATCCAAACATATTTCAGAAATAACAGAACTTTTCCCTGATGCGCGCAATCCTGAGATTACAGATACATAACCTTTTTTCAATCCACGCATCTTCTTGTCAATATCCATGATACCAGTTTTTATAAATGCTTCATCCGTCACTGGCAGATCAAGAATGTCCTTTGCCGTGTAAAATATCGGTCTGCCTTCCACAATCTCAATTTTCTTTATATCCTGAAACCGGTTTGGTTTCTGGTATATTCTATGCTCATATTCCAGCTGCCGCTTCTCGTATGCATCAGGCTCATAGAGCAGCCTCACGTCACGCCATGTCTTGTCTGAGCATGAATTGTGGAAGCAGTGAAAGCCGATCGCACCGGAACGTGATTGGAAGATGCAGGCATCTTTCCCCTTGTGGTTACTGTCGAATGGACAGCAATCCAAGATATACTTCGTTCCGTCTGAATAGCTGCTCTTCCGATATCGAAATCCGTATTTACTTAACCACTCTTCGAGATCAAACTCCCGCGGCTGGTAGTTGTTATACCGCTGCGGTTTCTCTTCCTTTGGGTACAGATTGCACAATTTCTGCAAATATTTGATGTCATTTACCTCAATGTTCTCTGGGCTACCGATGATATAACTCATACGATGCGGTCTCACGTCCGTATTTGCCCCTTTCTGTGCCAATGTGCCATACAGCTTACAAACTCTCGCCGGATTGAAGTTTTTCATGTCTACGCCTATCTCAGCGTCCGTGAACAGCATATCTAATGTTTTCAAAGACTTCTTCATCAACGCTGTAACTTCTTCAGACTTGTCAAGATATACCCTGTACAGTAAATGCACACCGTTTCCACTAAATCCAAACAAAGGATCATTAAAACCAAGGTTTTTCAAGAACTTATAGATCTGATTTCCTTTCGCCTTTGCCTTTTTGATCTGTTCATCTGTAGAAGATGTTCCTGTTGGCCTGATTGGGTCAAGGTCAAGCATCATCCAGTCGTATCCGGTTACATCATTGTCACTGGTCGTTGCTTTTGGGTTTTTCTCAAATCTATCTCGTTGAGTTCTGTCATAACACGCATCATTCAGCGTGTTAAGCGTGATGTAGATATTGCAGTCTCCAAAATTTCTAAGTTTGTCAAAACCACGTACCAATGCCTCTGCATTCTGAAAATATCCGCTATACAACTGTTTATTGCCATATATTACCCTGACCTCGAATAACTGATTGTCAGGCTTCATAAGTGCAATTGCTTTTCGCACCTCTTTTTCGTTTAGCATCCTTGCCTACCTCCTCCAGTATTGGTATTTTTAAGTATTGGATCCACGATATTCGCATCGTCATAATTACCATCCAGCACTTTGGGAAAATTATTCGGAAGCACAAACCAATCAAAAGTAATAGTCCATTGACGCCGGTTACTACTCCGTCCCTGAAGGAAACTGCTATATTTGATTTTATCAATTGCTTTTAATACATCATCGATACCATACTGTTTTATTCTTGCGATTAAGCTGTCATATCTCTTTGTACCGGATGTCAATTTTGATACTGGTTTGATTCCGAAAGATTTTAAATTATTCCAAGCGTCTACACACCGTCGGACGTCAGTCTGACGAACAGTATCTTTAGATACTGTATTTACTTTACTATCCTTTACTTTACTATCCTTTTGTCCTAGTGAATCGTCATTTACTTCAAGCGTATTGTCATTCTCTCCTAGTGAATCGTCATTTACTTCAAGTTTCTGCTTATTTTTTCGTACAAAAACTACATCTTGATAATCTTTTCCATTTTTATCAAGCAGCCACAGTTCACTATATATTTCCGTTCCCTTACGATTTTTGCTCTTAAGGACCAACAGAAAACTTTTTTGGATACCTTTACTGGTAAGCACTCCCCACCCATCAAACAGCCTCTTATCAAAAAGACCAATCTGTAAGCAGTAGTCCACAGTTTCTTTTACTGTACCGGCACCAACGCCCCCGCCCATCTTCCTTGCAGTCGTTGCACATAAGTCGTAGCACCATTCGTAGTAGTATCCTTCGCTTCCAAACGCCATCTGGCATAGGTAAAAGTAAATTCCAAATCCAACCCATCCTTGAGCATCTAAAAGCTTATCTATCTTTGTGTCATTGGAGAAAATGTCAACAGACCATCCGGCGTAATCAATCCGCTTCTTAGGTCTCCCTGCCATGTTATTCCTCCGTATTCATATTTAATAAGTCGATGATTCGTTTCCCGGATTCTTCCGGTCGGCAGAAAAGAAACTCCACTCCATATTTTTTTTGCATCGTTCTCATTGCCTTAGCCAATGAAGCGCCTTTTGTTGCAGTCGGATATTTCAATGCCCTTTTTCGCTCACCAGATGGTGTTGTAATCCACTTTTGCATATGTAGCCGAGGATTATCCCAAGTTTGCAGATCATCTATGGATTTGATGCCATCTTCGTTCTCAATAAGGACTAACAGACGGATGTCATTATTCTTAGCCAAAATGCATTCATCACGAAATCTTGCATGCTCCTTTCCGCAAATATTACCGATAATTTCCTGGATATCTTTTTTGGTATCTACGCAAATAGAATATGTTCCCAGAAAATCCATTTTCTTTGGTTCCATTCCCCGTTTTTGTTTTCTTTTAATTACATCTATTACCTTATCGGTACAGAGAATATAATCACCACAGGGGAGAGGATATCGTTCCCAGTAAATGCCATGGGATTCAAAATAAATATGTTTAAGTTCATGTTTTTTATCCTGCTGTCCTTTATCCTCTATCACTATCATCGTCATCACCTGCCTTATATTCTCTGTCGCAGTCCAAATACTCTTCTGTCCGCTTTTGCAAATTCAGCATACCTCCAAGCCGTTTGAGAACTGCTTTGTTGTTTTCAGAATTCGAGAAATTGTGCACATGTATGTATAAGTCCACGGTATCTTTGAACTTTCTCCTCTGAAGCCTTTCCTTGTGAAGAGCAGTTGCGAGCCTATTTCTTTCTTGCTTGTCCTTTGCAAATTCGAACTTGTGCTGCCAACTCCGGACTCGCTCGATTGAGTCAAGTCGTTCACATTCGCTTTTGGATTCATTATAAATATCATTAGCATAATTCAATAAATCAATGAAGTCCTGAATGATTTCAGACGGTTTTCTGTTTCCCAAGATTAACCACCGCCCTTAGTTAAACGGAAGCTGTTCATTGATTCCGTCAGGGATATTCATAAATCCGTCTCCTGAACCTTCCGGCGCTGATCCCGTATTCTGGCTCTGATTTTGTTGGTTTTCAGATTTGCTTTGCGCAAATTCATGTTCCTCAATCAGAACCTCTGTTGTATATACTTTCACACCATCTTTATTCGTATAGCTTCCAGTTTGGATACGCCCGGAAATAGCTACGCGCATTCCCTGGCGGAAATACTTTTCGGCAAACTCTGCTGTTCGGCCGAACGCCACACATGGAATAAAATCTGCTGTCGGTTCATTATCCCTCTTAAACTTACGATCAACTGCGATTGTATATCTCACAATAGCTGTTGCATTATCTCCCTGTGAATACCTAACTTCTGGATCTCTTGTCAGCCTACCCACTAAAATTGTTTTATTCATTTCTTCTCTCCAATCTCCGGCAGTCAGTCCTTGACTGCCGGAATATTTATTATGATATAACCGTAAACGCCGGGTATTCAGAAAGTCCTTGCTGCAAATATTCTTTAATTGCTATCATAGCTACATTCTTCCATGCGCCTCCATCGGCTTCGAAAATTGCGCATCCTACACCGCTTATCTCGTCCTGACGCATCCGGAACACAAATGCACTTTCAGGCTGCTCCACTTCGATAAATGTTCGAAATGGCCTTAATTTCACTGGATTAGGTACAACCGCCTCGCCCTTAGATGCTATGCCGGTTTTAATTGTAGCTTTCTGTGTTACTCCATCATCCCCATACTGTGCTACAGTTCCATTTTCAACAGTTCCAGCGAATTTAAGAAGCAGTTCACTATCACCGTTTGGAATAAATTTCGATTGAAGAGCAATAATAAAACTCTCATGCCCCATATACTTCCCAAAATCAAAATTAGGGATTTGAGCATTAACATCAACTAAAATCTCACGTTTTCGATCATCGTCCAGAGCGGATACCAACCGCACCTCACATGGTGATATAACCTGCACAATCATCTTATCCGTAGATTTATCCGTATTGGATTTGATATACTCTACAAGGCTTGTTAACGTACTCATCTCTAATGCTTCTGCCCGGCGCACTTCATCCACCGGATATAATTTCTTGTCCGAATAAGTGACTGCCATACGTTCAACCAAATTTGGCTCCGCCAATTCATTTCCATACTGTACCAGTTCTTTTAATCCGCTTTCCATCATTATAGAATCCTCCTTATGCCTGTTTTGCAGTTCTTAAATCGACTACTTTGTTCTCTTTAATTTCACCAGTTTCTGTGTCAACCACCTTGCCATCAATCATTTCCTCTTTTTTCGCCAAATCTTCAATGGTCATCTGTCCTTTAATTCCCGGACCATATTCGGACGCAAATACTTTTCCGGTTTCCAAATCGCGCTGCAATGCAAATTGTGTCTTAATCGGAGATGCCGGAGCGAGCTTTGTCTCAACGGAAACCTCTGCTACCGAATCATCTCTTAACTCATTTTGAGTGAGTGCTACTTTAATTGTGATCACACGCTTATTCTTGTACGGAGTATTCACATCAAGCATATTCTCCGTCACCTGTTCGAACGCTCTGTCGAACTTTTCCTGCAAAGCACCGCCTGCAAATTCTTCTAAATTTACTTTTGTCATAATAAAATCCTTTCTCAAAATAAATTGATTAAATAACATATATAAAAACTGACCGGTCAAGTTGTTTTTTACCTATGATTTCAATTCCGTCATCTTTCTCCTAAAACGGAAAATCCAAGTCTACCTCAAGGCCTTCATCCGCCACATAAACCGAGCAATTAACGACCTTTTGCGCCTTAGCTTTAAATTGTTCAGCATCAGCATTACTTCTGCTCAAATGGCACAACACGACGTTCCTCAAGGTCGGATTGTTGTTTGCTTTTAAAAATTCGCAAGTTGTTTCGATTTCCATATGTCCAGTGAGTACATGGTCGCGTTTTGCTGATCCAGCGTCCACATCACAGAGGAACTCTTTCGCATAATTTGCTTCTACCAAAATATGATTTGCATTTTTGAACCGCCATTTAACGTATTCCGTGTCACTGGCATATATAAGACTCCCCATTGACGGTTCTGCAACATAAAATCCATAGCATGCTATATCATGTACCAGTGGAAAAGATTTAACTATAAATCCCCCATATGTACGCACCTGCAGTTCCATTTCCGATTTATAAGGCTTAAACACTGGTATTCCTGCCTTTTCATATTCAGAAATAAAGCCAGAATGATCCTTGTGGGAGTGAGAGCATATTACTCCCACGATCTTCCTTACATTAAAAGCTAATGCTTTCTTGACTTTTATGAAAGGTAAGCCAGATTCAATTATTAACGCTTCGGCTTCTGATTCTAAGATATAACAGTTCCCGGAAGATCCAGAGCCGAGTACTTTAAGTTTCATCAAACACCACACCCTTCACTCCAATAAATAAGCTCGGCGGAACCGGTAACACACCGGAATACTTCTCAATTGGTTTCCAGATATGCAGACAATGTTGAATGTTGTTTACATATTCGCTTTTTGGCGGATGGTACTGTACGCAACATTCGTCATCTGTAAAAAACATATCTTTAAACTGACACATCTCATCCCATGACGGCATACGTTTCTTTCCATCAATACTGACGTGTTCCCACCCACCACCATAGCTCCAAATAACGGTCATATCTTTAAGTTTTCCTTTGGTAAATACACCCATACCACCGTCAAATGTTTTTCGGATAATCTCGAAATCTTTTAGGTTCTCTAATTCTTCATATAACAATTTAATATTTTTCATAGTCTAATCCTCAAATGGATGATCGCTATCCTGCGACGCTGCTACTACCTTCGGATTTTCAACTGTTTCAGCTATCTCCGATTCGTTTATTGTAAAATCCTCACTGTTAGCGTTTTCAGCAATTTCTTCTTTAACTTGCTGATATGTATCGTCTATTTGGAGCAACGATTGTGATGCAATAGAATTGAAGTTCTTCGGATACTTCTTAATTGCGTTATTCCGCATTTTACGGATAATCATAGCTTCCGGCGTGTCAAGCCATGCCGCACTGATAAAAGGCTTTGCCGTTTCGCAAGATAGCATGTCCTCAATCGTAGGACATGCTCTTAAGGCGTCAAGGATTTCACTCTTCTTCGCCTTAATTTCCGCTTTCTGCGTTTCATTAGCTTTGTATCTGTCCTTACAGATTCCAAATGTTTCGTTCATCATACTGTTGCGAATATGAGCTAACAGATTCGCTTTAACACTCTCTCGCTCCGCAATCAAATATTCAACATGACCATTCATCATTTCAACTGGATAAACCACTCGAATCACCTTCTGTGACTCCCCTTTTTCTTCCCATTCCGGCGGGATCAGTTCCATTCCTTTGTGTTTTGGATAAGTAAAAATGTCTCCCTCTTTTACCAGCCATACCGGATGCACTTTCGCCACATTCACACCAAACTGGCGAAGAATGGCATCGTTACCATCTCCCTCAATTCCAAGTTCTACTTCTTTATGCCAGTTACCACTTTCATCCTGCTTGTTCCTCAGCTGAAAATAGCACTCCCTCGGGACTGCATTAGCATTCAGTTTGAGGCTTGCCACCTGCCCGAGCACCTGTCGAAGATTTGAACCAGGTAAATTCTGCATAGCTACTTTATTTGACGTAGCCAATCCGTAAATAGAACTCATTGCTGCCATTACACAGTGTTTAGAATAATCATCGAATACAAGATCATGTTCCGCAAAATCCCGCTCCATCAGGCAAGTATATTCATTTGCATAAAATGAAAGATTTGTATTCATTTTTGCCACTTCTTTTTTCTGTTCTGCCATCACTGTTCCTCCCTAAAATAATTTCGGCCTCATACACGCTGTAATACTGACTGTCAGAAGATTATGCGCCTGCTCTTCCGAAAATCCAGCTTTAACAAAAGACTCTTTTATAGCAAAAAATTCATCTGCCATTTCTTCATACTTCTTATACTTTTCTAATCTACTGATCTGTGATTTTAAATCATCAATTACCGCAAGATTATTATCTATTTCTTTCTGTAAGTCCTGTTTTGTTTTCGTTTCCATTATTGCTTCTCCCTTCTACAAATGCGGCTCCCGTATCTTCGAAAATATCATATCTACATTCCCTCCACTTTCAATTCTTTATCCGTGGTCACATTCAAAGCTATCAATTGCGTATTATCGTTTCTAGGAATGTTCCAATCGTTCACTTCGGCAGCTTCATCAAGGAAAACCGGATAATACATTCCAAAGAACTTCTGCAATGAATAGCAGATATCAAGTCGTACTTTTACTTTCAGTCCACCATTCATATCCTCCCACTTGGTAAGCTCTCCAGCGTCAGAAAGCACAGCTGGGATACAGGTTTCTTTGTAATTTCCATTCTTCTGATAGTCAAACAGAATCCATTTTACTACTTCAAAATGCTGGTTGATTTCATCCACAAGGAGTTCATTCTTACGCTTAGAAAGCGTATCAAGTTGATCGAGTATCTTTTCAGAATCAGCTTTCGCCTGTTCGTACTCCCGCTGCTTCTTCTGCAAATCTGCTATCTGTTCATCAATCTCAAGATTCCTGCCGGCAACGGCAATCTGTTTTTCTACTTCAGATAAATCGTGTCTCAAAGAATCCAGTTCATTTTTTAAAGAACTGCGGTATGTAGCGCCGTCATTCATTGATGACAATATCTCTTCTAGTCTGGCAGCCTGATTTTCAAGCATTTCATACTCCTGATTGCCTGACAAATCAATGCGTTCTGGAAGTTCTGAGAGTTTTTTTGTTTCCTCAGTCTGTTCCTTGTTGAACCTGATTTTATCTGCTTTGATCTGTTCCAATTCAGCTTTTTTGGCATCGAGCTCCTTTGCTTTTTCAGCAGACTCGCGTTTCAAATCATTGCCGCGAGAAATTAAATCATCTAAAGTATCTTGTCTTCGTTTGTCAAAATCTTCCGCGGCTTGCTTCTTCCGTATCTCGAAATCAGATCTCAGTTCCTGAATTTTTTGGGAATCATAGGCCCTGCCACAAGTCGGACAGAGCGTAGAATCCTTTGGGAAAGTCCATTTTGAGTCATCAAATTTCTTATTAACATTTCTGTTATACTCTTTTCCAAGTTCGGCCCGCTCTTGATCCCTTCGTTTTATGTAATCTCCCAACCGCTTTATATCCAATTCGATCATATTATGCCGTTGTACTGCTGTATGAAAATCCTTTTCTGCAATATCAATTTTATTTTGAATTGAACGCCTTTCATTATTTAGCTTGTCCTGGGCCTGTTGCTGGATGGAATTCATCTGAAACTTCAATTCCATAATTTTGTCCGTCAGTTCCTGATGCTTACTTAATGTACTCTCAGCATCCGATAACATATTTTCTTTCTCTGCAATCTGCTCTTCAATGACAGATTTTTGTAATTCCAACTCCGCTGTATCATAATCAACCTTACTCTTTTCCATTCCGATAATCTGGTTTGGTATATCGCGAACCTGAGCCTCTGCTTTCTTTTTGGATGCTTTATGCATTGCTTCAATTTCTTCCAGCTTATATCCCTGTGAAAGCAAGGCAGCAATATCAATAGTATCGGATTTCATATTAGCAATATCCAGATCTGATTTTTCACTTGCCATCTTAAAAAGAATTTTTCGCATATCAGAAGATTTCTGTCCGGTAAATACATTTGGATGGCTTAATGCCAGAAACAAGTCCCAATTGATACCCTCGTCTTCCAGATAGTCACGGAAGTCTCTTTCCGTTTTTGGTACACTGTTAATCTCATATGTATTTGAAGAAGTAATTTTAACAATACCCTTACTGTCCGGTTTGCTCTTAAGCGTTTTCTGGGATTTGGTTACTGTAATTTCTTTTCCATCAATATCAAGAACCAAATCGACCCGAGGAATACACTCTTCCATCCCATTCGGCCGAACGTTCGGATTACTTTTTAAGTCATAATCCTTGTCCATGGTCAGCCAATACCAGGCGGTTGCAATAGTAGTTTTCCCTAAACCATTTGCCGCAGAAATTTTAGTATTATTGGAAAAAACGTACTCACCGTTCCTTACCCCCTTAAAATCTGTAAGGGTTAACCTCTTAATTCTTACAGTCGCCAACCTAATTCCCTCCTACTTTTGAATTGTTTTTATTTCATCTGTCAGCTTGTGGATCAACTGCAGATCTGTTTTTGATTCATGTATCAACCGCCATTCATCTGGATCCAAACCCTTCCGACTCAATTTCATTTTCTGAATACGGCTCAACTTTTTTGGCTGTTTCATTCTTGCATTTCCCCCTGAATCTGCTATAATAATGTTGATTAATTTTCTGAGTGCTTACGCCTTGCCGGGCTTATGTAAGCGCTCTTTTTTATTTGATCCGGTAAAGCAACTGAAACTTATATCCAATCTGCTCAATATCTTCCACGGTCAAAATTTTTCCTTCTTCCGGCCGGCCATTGAGTTTAAA